ACCCTGGAAACACGCACTGTTGAGCCATTCTTAATATTACAATTATATAATCATGTAACAACTGTCTGACCTTGGTATCACTGGCTTGTGCATTCTATCACAACTTTTATTACAACAACTGTAATGTAAACTCTTTCATTCCTCATAATATTACAACTCTATTACTATCTAACATTCTACTAACAACTTTCTTAAATTCAAACAACATTTAAACTTTTTCCTTGACAATTACAAAAATCTCTGATAGACTAAACACATAAATTAATTTATAGGTTGGTTGATTGATAGCTATCCATAAAATCTATCGCTACAATAAGAAAGGAACCCTCTTTTTTAATTTGACTTTATTATACCTTGTGAAAATCCTATAAATCGGCAATTGGTACGATACCAATATTATTATTGAAATAATGACCTAACAATTAAACAATAACCCTAAAAGCTCCATATGTCTTCATACAGGGCTTTTATAGAAAGAAGGTGCAATTATATCAGCTGTATCTATTTCAGCACTGTACGACCATGTAATCGGCTTTCAAGTCGGTTCTGGTGAATGTGGTGCTTTAACCTCTGATTATATGCTTTACCTGTCACAAGGTAAATATCAATGGGCTGGTGAAGAAGGTACTAACGCTACTTTACCCCCAAATTGTAACGCTCAATCAGCGTGGACGGTAGCAACAACAACAAATTGGGCTTCAATCGGTTGGGAAATAATCTATAACCCAACATTAGCCCAAATTCAAGAAGGCGATATTTTTACAATCTCTCCTTCTGCTTCTGGTATTTGGTCAGGTCATACAGGTATCGTATATGCTAAACATGCTGACGGTACAATTGTAACACTTGAGCAAAACTATAACGGCAAACGCTATGTACAAAAATTGTACTCTAATAACTCTTACTACGTGTTTAATGGTTTTTCATGTATTGTAAGACCTAAAACAAATTCAAAACCAAATCAACCTAAACCAACACCAACAGAAAAGGAAGAAAATATGCTAGTTATCAAAACAGAAAAAAATTATTACCTTATTACAACTGACGGTTATTACACATGGATTGCTGACGGTGATGTATTGAAAGCACTTCAATCTAAATTACCTACTATCACTATGAATGACGGCAGAATGCGTGGTATGTTCGTTAACGTATCAGTTAAAAAAGCAATTGACAACCAACAAAAAGAAAACACTGTTATTAAAGATAACATTGTTAAACTTCAAAAAGATGTTGCCGAACTCCTCAAACGCTCTAAATAGAAAGTGGTGCATGAATGCCTGATGAACAAAATAACACAAATACCCCTTCACAAGGGGATAACACTCAAACAAGTAATCCTAATGACGGACAACAAACAGAAAATCAAACAAATCAACCGCAACAAACTCAACAGCAACCAAATCAACCTGCTGAAGCCCCTGCGGTAACTGCTGAACAGTTTGCTAAACTTGAAGTAAAAGTTGATAACATGGTATCTTTAATGAGTCAGTTAACAGCCCCTTCTACTTCTACTAAATCAATGGCTGAAAAAATTCAAGATGAAGCTATTGAAGATGATGTTGAAGAAGATTTGAAAATCACTGACAAGGACAGACAGACAGCGAGGGCTTTAGGACTATGAAAGAATTATTAGAATTAATTGAAAAGAATAAAGCTTTTTATCAACAGCTTCATCATGATAATCAAGTTGTAAAATTTTCTTTAAATAATGCTTCAGACTCTTTAAAATCTAAATACGTTGTTCTTGAAATGCAATTAGGTCAGGTGCTTCAAACCCTTGATGAAGTTGTTGAAATTTTAGAAGAACCAACAGAAAAGGATTAATAAATGTACGGTGCTAATAACTTCAGGTATAATTTTGATGATAAATCAAAACCTGACCAAAAGAAGGTTGAAAGGTTTGAAAGGTTTGCAAGAAAATATGACCCTTTAGTGCTAGATTTCAGTAACTTCAAATTAACCGAAAAAGGGATTGATTTTATTATGAAAAATAGGGAAGTTATTGATTTTGCACAATTAACCCTTGAAAATATGGACGGTGGTAATAAGCGTGGAAGTTTTAGGGCTATGGCTATTGAAACCTTGAGATTAACCAATAAAGGCAATTTAGCTAATCAAATTTCTATGCTGTATAAATTAAAGCGTACATATGAAAAAATGGATATGAATGCTTGGGCTGTTATGTTTGATTTAGGTATAGTTACAGGGGGTTCTGATGAAGAATAAACTTTTTAAAAAATCTAAAACTGAATTGAATGAAACTGAACAAACAATATTAGAATACGCTTCTTCTATTCCTGAACAGTTTAACCAGTTAGAACTTTCTAAATCATTGACAAATCCAACTTATGATTGGCTATTTAATATATCTAACCGTAAAGACGGTAAAAGTTTTAACTGGACTATTTTATCTGTTGAATTAGGTATAAAAAATCAGTTTAGGGCTATTTGGGTAGCACGTCACTACACTGTAAAAAATGCCTTAATCACTCAAACTTACAAATTTATAGAACAGGCTTATAATGATAAAATCTTTAAGTATAACCCTAAAGATTTTACACATATAAATAGTGACTTTTACACTACAATGTACTATAAAGGTGAACCTATATTATTATTTACTGATTTAAATGTTGCTTCAGATTTAAAATTTAGTTCTGCTGTTTTGCGTGAATATTCATATATTATTTATGATGAATTTTTAGCCCTGAAGGGTGATTATACTAAAGATGAAGTTGAAAAACTTAAAACCATTTACCAAACAATGAACCGCCCTCCCTATCACAAGGATCTAGGGGGTAAAATAAAAATCGTTTGTTTGGGTAATCCTGTTAACTTTTCTAGTCCTTTACTTGCTTATCATAATATGTTTGATATGATTGAGGAAACTCCACGAAATTCATTTACATATCGTGAGAAACCACGTAAAATTATATATGAGTATAACTGGAATGAAAATGTTGTCAGGGAAGAAGATACTTCTGCTTTTGGTGAAGATGACCCAATGATTACAGCTCAATTTGTTAAAAATCATACATTGATAGCTGATAAACAATTGAAACGTATAGCCTTAAATAGCTTTACAATAGCTTTAGAAGAATGTTATATAAAAGTATGGTATAAAGACCAAAATACTTTTTATTATGAAGCTACATTTTATGAACCTGATGTTGATTATGCTTTCACTCTTAAAGATGTTCATAAGAATACGACTATCATTACTAACAAATTCTATAAAGTTGAAAACATGGATAAATTCCAACGTAAAGTTAAAGATTTACGTTTTGCAAACAACTATACACGTGATGTAATTGATGATAGTAATTTAATGAAACAACTTTCAATCAAGAAAATGATTAAGTATCACATGAAAACTAAACAAGTTGATTTGACAACTGAACAGCGGTTCTTAAAAGCTGAAGCTTTAACTAAATTGAATAATTTATATAACATGTTTGAAGATGAAATAAATCAGGCTAAAGCCGAAAAGGTAGAAGTTAATTCTTGACAAACTAAAAAAAGTCTGATAGAATAGATTTATATTAAAGAAAGGATAAACCGACAGACTCACAAAATCAACAGGGTTAACTACCCAATTAACAAAATAGGAGAAAATCTTAAAATGAAAGTAAAAAACACAGAAATTTCAGCAAATGTAACTACACTTATGGTATCAGAGTTATCAACTCAAAACTATAACGACAAAGACGGTAAATTTGCAACTGAGGTTAAACGTAAAACAACTTCAATTGTACCAATGACAGCAAAAGACAAAAAGAAATTGCTTGATTTGGGATTGACTGAATACACTACAAAACCAAATGCTGACGGTGAAGTATTTAGCTTCTTCAAAGTTAAATTCTCTAAACAAACTGAAATTTATGATATGCAACAAATGGTTAAAAGCGTTAATATCATGGACGATACTTTCCCTAACTTCACTATCACAGATATTGAAATTGCTATCAATACATTTGATAATGGATATGGTAAAATGTCTAACCGTCTTGTAGCTTTCAAACATTTCGCTGACTCTGAAATGGAAATCAAACGCTCTAATCCATTTGGCTTTGATACTGAAACATTGGGTAAATTCCAATTGACAAATGAATCTGTAGCTGTTGAAGCTGAACACCTTGAAGAAGATACAACTAAATAGAAAGTAGGTAAATCTTCAATTTTTCTTTAATTTTTATAATAAAAAGCAATCTTTAGGGGTTGCTTTTTTTTATTTTTTCTGATAGACTAAAACTAACTATTTACGTTCAAAGGGGGGGTAACGTGAGGCAATCACAATTTAATAAGAAATTAAAAGATTTTAAGCGTTTTTGTCAACAAAATAAACAGATTGAATTGACCTATGATATTGAAACCTTAAAATATAATATTGGTGCTTTTAAATCATCAGCACATAGAGTAGCAGGAAAAATACTTTATTCACCTACCCTTTTAAAATCTCATGAATATTCTGTAGCTTTTACTTATGAATGGAATAATGATATTTATGATTGTTATTTCCCTACTTTTAAAGATATGTTTGATTGGTTATTAGATAATATCAAGAAAAAACTAAAAATAACCATGATAGCACATAATGGTAATAAATTCGATAATCATTTTTTAGACAAAAGCCTAAAAATAAATTTTGGTGCTATTGTGAAAAATCTATACAGTGAACAACTGATAGATAAACATTTTAGCGAAAAACCAAAAAACAGAAATAAAGATATTAAACGTGTTATTTATGAAAAAAGGGTTAAGTCAAAAAACAATCTTGAATTTATTGCTTTTTTAGATAATTTAGAAATTCATACCCTTGATAGTTTACCTAAAACAAATTTATCCCTTGCAACTTTAGGAAAAAAACTTTTAAGGGGTGGATTTGTCACTAAAGAAGATTTAAAAACAGATTTTAATTATGCTACATATGATACTGACCATGATATGAATAATGAAGCAATATTAGAATATTGTAGAAAAGTATTTTATGGTTTGAAACAACATGAAATGAAGTATATCAGAAATGACGTGTATTTATTAATACAGGTGAAGCTTCATTATAGTGAAATATTCATAGGTAAAGAATGGGATACAATCACATTTACTAAAAATATTGAAAGGTTTTATACTGAAGATAACCCCCTTGCAACCTTTCAATTATTAAATCAATATGACAGCAGACACAGATTAAACTTATCAGAATTTGGTTATGATGATAAAGAAACCATTTATGAATTTTTTAAATCTTTCTACCGTGGAGGGTTGAACTTTTATAATCAAAAATATGTAGGAAAAATTATAAAGAACCTTTTCCATATTGATATAAATAGCTCATACCCTTATGTAATGTATGCTAAAAAATGTCCGACTAAAGTTATTAAAATATGGAATGAAGATGATATTGTAACAGATCCCTCTGCTAATCCTGAAGAAGAATTTACAGGTAAAGTAAAATTAATAGATGATGATGATTACACACAATTTTTTAGAATTGAATATGATGTAATGAACGATTATTTATTAGATGTTGAAAGCAGAGTTATAACCCAAATGTTTGTTAAATACTATTCAACAAATGGGTATGTTAATTTAACCAATACAGCTATTAAATTATTAAATCATTTCATGATTGAACCTATTGAAGAAGTTCAATGTATCGGTTATTCATTATGGGAAAATCATGATTTTGCTTCTAAAGACAGAATACACCAAAAATACCTTATCAAAACACAAGGGAAACAAAAGAAAAAGGTTCTCATGCCTTCACCTTTAGATGTAACACTCACTGATGAAGATAATGAACTTCTTCTATCACCTGAAGAAATTGATAACGCTAAAGTAGATTTAAATGGCTTGTATGGTATCCCTGCTTTAAGACCTTTCTTTAATGTCTTTCAAACTATTGAAGATGAAATTATTAATTTTCCTAAAGGATTTAAAAATAAAGAAAGAAATATTGTATTTTCAGCATGGGTTACAGCACATGCTTTCTATAATTTGTTATCGCCTTTATTCTTCTTTACAGCACAACAGATTGATGACGGCTTTGTATATGCTGATACAGATAGTTTATTTATTAAAAAAGAGTATCAACATTTAATACCCCAATCACGTTTTCATAAAATGAATTTAGGTTTGTGGGATATAGAACATAATGATATAGAAGCCTTTTATGCTTTAAATCACAAGAAATATGCTTTAATGTTCCATAATCCTAAAACCAATAGAAAAGAAATTGATGTTAAATCAGGTGGTATCAGATTATCAAGTTTTTCACAAGGACTTGAAAGAGCCGAACAGTATAACACCAACTATAAGAATTTTGAAAAATTCATTGAAGAACAGTTTTCTGAAGGGGTTGATATTGTATCAACTAAATCAGTATTGAATAAAGAAGGGGTTGTTGTTATCTATGAAAGTAATATCACCCTTCAAAAAGGCGGTACTTATCCTGTCACCTTCAATAAAATGATAGATGAAATGAAAGAAGAAACTATTGAAAGGATTGCTGAAGAGTATAAAGACCATGATGAAGATATATTATATATTGAAACACCTTTTGGCACAATATCTGGAGCTGATTTGCATAAAGATAATTTTGAAACTCCTAAAAGTACTAACCCTATGTGGTTTGTAACCAATCAAAATCAACGTGTTAACAAGTTCTTAAAAACAGCTTAATCATCTTTTAAAGAAGTGTAACCCTATTGTTACACTCTTTTTGTTATACTAGTATCATAAGGTTGAGGGTTAACCGCAAGGCTTACAATCGTGTAAGTAATCGAAAATGAGTACCAACCGAACAAAAGAAGGAGAGATATATGACACAAGAACAATTTTTAGATAGCTATGCAAGCAATATGACAAAACAATTAAGACTTAGAATTTTAACTTTAATTGATTTAAACCCTGATATTGAACCTTCAGAAATAGCTAAAATTATAGCTGATGAAAATACTTTCTTTATGAACTTTATGAAACCTAAAGATAAATTTGGTGTAGTAAATGAAGTATTACAGAATTATAGAATTTATCTATTTATTGATTATTGCTATAAATTGAAAGGATTATAATTTGAAACTAACAAACAGAAACCTAATCCTTCATCTTGTTTCAGCAGGTTTAAGAACTGAACGTGATTATATAGATGACGGTGAAAGAACAAAAATTTTAAGACAGGTCAAAAATTCAGATAGTTATGTTGTTGAGGTTGAAAAATTTATTGACAATGTAACCATTCACTTGATACCACAATTTAAAAATCTTGATGATTATACACTTGATTTAGACCCATTAACTTATGAACAACTTACAAGGGAGTATGCACAATGAAACAATTATATTTTAAACCATTATTAAAAGAAGAATTACATGATAGCGGTTATGCTTTTATAGAAGTAGGAGAAATCGAAAACGGTAATACAAAGGTATTAGCACAATGTTCTGATGTAATTAATCTAGGTATGTTTAATGATATGCCAAAAGATTTAAATATAGATGTTACACCTGAAGGTACTATACGTTTATGGTCACATACTCATAATTTAGAATGGGATAAACCCATAATGAGTTCAGCTGTTATTACTTCATATCAAAAGAATGGGAGGTAGCCAATGAAAAACAAAATAATTAAACTGACACTGATCCTTATGCTTTTAGGTTCTTCTTCTACCGTTTACGGTGCAGGGAGTGATGTTCCTAATCTAGCGGTAAATGCTAATGGTATTGAATTACCAATAGACCAGCAACAACCTGATGTTGTATATCAATACTTTTCAGCAAACCCAGATTTAATAAAAAATTACTCTTTTTATGAGCAACAGGAAATAAAAGGGATTATGGCAAAAGCTTCAGCCCCTCATGTTCCCAATAGTGAAGAAAAGACTGAAGTTAATACAACAGAAAAATCTACAGCTAATTCTATAGAAAAGACTGAAGAAAAACATGTTGAAACGCTTAAAGACATGGAAGAAGAAAAGGGTGAAGCCTTTCCTATAGAAAGAATTTTGCAAATGTCTGCATACGCTTTAATATGTATGGTTAGTATTAAAATGTTGGCAGATGATTATACTAGAAAAGGGAATAAGAAATGATGAATGATTATAATAAAGAAAAGTTGAATAAACTTAAAATAAAAAGAAGTGAATTGCATAAACAAGCTTTACAACTTTCTAACCAAATTGTAGAAAATGAAATTGAAAGAAAAGAAGTAAATGATAAAGATTTATTAGTTATTCTCAATAACAAATTAATAGCACTAGCTAATTTAAAAAATTATACAATAGACCATATTACATATATTCAAATTGAAATGGATAAAATAGGGAGATATTAAACATGAAACAATCAATGAAAAAAGAGTCTTTCTTTACCCTTCTTATGGGTCAAGATAAAAAAGTTTTAGAAGAGTTGATACATACAGGTTTAATCTCTTATGATGAACTTGAAAAAATCGAAAATCCAACTAAAACAGATTTAGCTACTATTATAAGTAGCAGGTCAACAGCTGAAACTCCTTTATATCCTGTTAATTTCTATGATGAAAGAAAGCAAGTTTTTGCTACTAAAGTAGTTAATGCAATCCAATATATTGGTAGTGGAGGATTAGAGAATGAATGAATATGAAGTAAGTTTTTTAACTACAGACCCTGTAGAAAAAGTTCTTTATTTTAATACATATAAAGGCGATAAATTTGATATAAGAGTTAAGGTTGGTAAATATAGTGAATTATGGGTGACTGAAGTAATCAGAAAAATTAACGATTGGATAAGCGATTTAAAAAAATATACAACAGGTTTTACTTTTGAAGAAATAGGTTTCATTGAAAGATATATAAAATCAGTTGTAAATGATTACATTAAAGTTGACAAATATTTCAATTTTTGATATTAATAAAGAAGTGGTTAAACCCTTTTTATTATAGAAAGAAGGTATAAATGGTTAGGTATAAAGATTATACAATGGAACAGTATCAGACATTTTTATCACAAGAATTTAATTCTACATTTGGATTATCTGATGACCAAATAGTCAACTGGTTTATGAGTCAAGCAGGGTCACAAGGGGTTATACAATCATACGGTGTAAATGCTGATTATATTAGAAATCGTATTTTTCCTGCTTTAGATGAAAGAAATCTAGGTCATTTCATGTTTCTAGCTATAACAGCTATGGAAGGGGGTGGTGCAGGTAATTGGATAAATCATTATATGTATGATACTTCTTCTGACGGTTTTCAATGTGCTTTAGATGATATGGCTTATATTAAAACACTATTAACAACAGGGGCTACATTGAACGTATCAGCCCCTGAATGTATTCAACCGTGGGTTGAAGATAACCCAGGTCAGGCACAAACCTTTTACGCTAAAATTGCACAAACTTCAATAGGTGCTTATTATATGGCAGCTACATTTGCAGGCAATGCTTGGGTATGGGCTACAAATTGGTGTGAAGAAAATCAAGGACCTAGACCCCCAGCAATATATTTTGGTAACCCTTATGATGATATTATGCATACTGTAGAAGGTGCAGGAGGTGATATATCAAAAGGTGGTGGAACAAAACCAAACCCCAACCCAACCCCAAAACCTAAACCAAAACCTGACGGTTCTAAACCTTCAGATACTGGTAAACCAACTTTTACAGCCCCTATTATGAGTAAGAACCCTATCAAGAATACAGGGCGACAAACATTAGCACAAATGGGTACAGGTATCACTTATCATAAAACAGCAGGTATGATTTTACCCAATTATGAAATGATAAAAAGTGAGGGATCTAGCAATCAAGAAAATAATGATAATTCAAATCATAACAGTAAACCAAAACCAAAACCCAACCCAAAACCGATAGACCCCCCTGTTGGGGGTAATAGTGACGTATGGGATTTTGTTCAAACTATCATGGGTACAAATCAAGGTTCAGGTCAATGTTATGCCCTAGCACAAGCAATAACTCTACACTTTGGGGGTAACCCTTTAGTAGGTTTTCCTAATGCTTCAGATATTTGGAGTGATTATGCATGGGGTACAGGTAATTTATCACAATTTGAAAGCCATCAAGTTACTGACCAAAACGGTTCAGAACTTGCAAGGGGTGACATTTTATGTATTAAGGCGAACGGTCAAAATGACGGCTGGTATTTACACCCTGTATACGGTCACGTGGTGGTTGTTTCAAAAGTTGCAGGCGGTCAGGTAGAATGGGTAGACCAAAACGGCACAGGAAATTTAGACCTGATACAATTAAGAGCAATATCATTTACACAAAATTTTCCCTATCTCATGACAGGGTATATAAGAAAGGTAAGATAATATGACAGTTCCATTAGATAATGACGGTCAATCGGTCGGTACAGCATTAAATACAATCGATAGTATAGCTAATTATATGCGACACTGTAGATATAATACAACTGATAATTGGCTATTTGACAGCTTTATAAATTCATATGCTAATGAACAGATTTTAATTAATATTTGTATGCAACCTTTTTACGGTATCATTACATTAAATAACTATTGTAATTTTGATTACTTTCATAACTGGTTAATAAATAATGATGAAATTTTAGAAGATAAACCACTATCTGAAATAGATTATTATCAAGAATATGATTTGATATATCTTTTAAGTGAGTCATTAAACCCAACTGTTGGAATGATTTGGAAATATACAACAGATACAGATTACAGATATTTAACATTTGACCCTGTAAACAATTTTTATGAAGGGACACTAAATGATTATATAAAAATGTACCCTGAATATACCAATTATCAATTGGTTAGACCAACAGCCTTTATATCTGATACACAATAAGAAAAAAGCCCTCAATTGAGGACTTTTTTTATTTTATTCTTTTATTGTTTGCTAAATTTTGAGTCATTGGGTTTGCTGTACCGTTATCTTGATAAAATTGAACCCCTATATTAAGAGTTGAGCGTATCAACTCCATGAGTTGAGGGTCAACATCAGGAATAAACCATGAACCCGAAAACTTCAAAAAGTTCATAATTGACATAGAGTCAATCGTATCTACATTATCAACAAAACCCCATTGAAAGCCAAATGTTCGGTAATACTTTTTAATTTGTTCCATTTCAGGTTTTGAAGGTCTAGAAAACTTGATTGTTACCCCCATGATACCATTAGCAATTTGAAAAGAATTGCCGTTGGTTTGTGCTGAAACTGAAGGAGATGATAAAGCAAGGTCAGCAAATTCGGCTTTTTGGTCACGATAAAATTCATATTCATCTTGAAAAGCTGATAAGCCTTGTTTACTTGCTATTGTACCAAATACTGATACAGCATTAAATACACGATCCCTTGCATTGTCACCATTCAATATTTGATTGGCTCTGCCTGTAATTTGTCTATCTTCAGCCAATTGCCTTCTATTAGCATTTTTGGCTAAAGCATTGGTGTAGTTATCCACCATTACAGGAACATCATTAAACACATTGAATATAAAAGCATTGTTTAAATATTGACCTGCAAACAATCCTTCAATACCATTTTCCCCGTCAGATTTATAACCTTTTGCAAAAATCCGAACATCATTATTAAATCCAATATTAGATTGTGCATGTAATTGGAAACCAATTGTATTATTTAAAAATTGGGGTTCAAATGAAAGTTGCTGACCGTCCCATGAATAGCCTTCAATGTTACAATAACCACTTCTTAATAAATGCTTATCTTCTACCAAATCTACACCGAAAATATCGGCTAATTGTTGAGTTGTCCATTTGACATTATTTAAATCAAATCCTGTAGAGTGAGCGCCATTTTTAAATTTTTGAATACCAATAACATTAGGTAAATCAGGAATTTTAACATCTTGCAAGTCGTCACCGTCAATAAATTGTGTAGGAACTTGAACAACTGTTTTAACTTCCTCCCAAATCCAAGGGTATTTTTTCATGTTTCCTGCCAATATATTAAAATTGGTTTGATTGGCAACATATAAATTTAAAGGTGAAGTGATACCGTCATAAGTAGACCCCCCTGAAGTATGATATTCAGGCTTATCAACCGTACCAAATTTACTTTCTAAATCACTAGCAATTGTAAATAATACATGAAAAGATTGCCATAATTCAGCACCCTGATGAATATATTGTGCTGAATTGGTTTTTATTAAATCGTCATTTGTTGACAACATCATGATATTATTAAAGTAAGTATCTTGTTTTAAATGTTGTCTATCAATCATTACATTTTTAGCATTATTAGGGATCACATTACCTTGACAAAAAGTCATAATAGGGTCAGGTAGGGTATGAAAAATAGTAAGATTGGGGCGAACGTATTCAATAGAAACAACTCTACAATATCTCCTTGAAATTTGTGAATTTTCATAAGATAGATAATTATAATCTTTAGCTTGTGTGTAATCTATATCAAGTCTAAATTGGTATCTATCCACTGCAACATTTACGCTTTTACCGTCAAATACATGTGGGGTATAGAATTTATCAAAATGACTATCCCTTGCTTGATTTGAAGCAAAATGGATTGTTTTTAATGGATTTTGTAAAGGAGTATTTTTATATATATTAACTTTAGAATAAATAGCCATAATTCACCAAAAGGCCTAAATTAATAGGGCTGTCTTTCTATCCTGTAGGATTTTCTAATTTTGCAACACGTTCTTCAAGTGCAGTATAATTTGTGTTGATTGCTTCAATTTCTGATTGATTTGCTAATTGTTTTAAAACACCGTCTTTCATTACAACATAAGCTGTTTCTCCTTCACCCAATTTTAAATCACCAACTGTAAATCTAATATCTTTAGCACCGTCTTTAATATTCGATGATGTTCCTGAACTTCTTGTAAAATTAGCCATTTAATATTTTTCCTCTTTTCTTTCTATTTCAGCTGTAATAGCTTTTACTACTTTATCATTAACTGGAAATCCTGCTATTTTTAAATTAGCAAGAATTGAAGTTGCATAACTAGGTACAAATGTAACTAGTAAAATACCTTGTGAAAATACTGTAAACATACCTATACAATCAATAAGGGGTGACAGTAACATTACCATAAGTAATATACCACCATGTAAAGCACCCCCTTTAATACCTACTTTAGATGAATGTGTACCTTTAGCATATGCTAATAGATTACCTAAAACCAAATCTACAACAACTTCAAGAATATAGATATACAATACACTATGTTCAGGTTTTAAAGGTAAACTATAAAAATCATTATATAAATGAAGCAATATCATTTTGTAGTACCACCCTTCAATTCTTCAATATCTTGTTTCATTTGTGCTATATCAGTTTTAAATGTTTCATTATCTGTTTTTAATGTTTCAATATCAACTTTAATTGCTGTGTTTTCAGTTGTAAGGGTTTCAACTTGGGATGATAAATCTTGAATAGATTTAATTAAAGGGGCTATAAATTCAGTATATGAAATATAATAATTTGAAGAACCTCCTTTTTCATTTGAATTAAAAATACCTTTAAATTTATCATCATGTGTATTATTATATTCAATTATATCTTGAGCAATAACACCATGTTGGTTATAATCACCGTTTTTAAAATCTACAGGTTTAATAGATTTGATGAAATCTAACCCTAATGTAGTATCTACAATATCTGTATTAATTCTATTATCAGATAATGTTAATAACTGATTGTTTGTAATAGGTAATTGTGAAGAAGTCCCTATTTGAATTAAGTCATTACCTTGTGCATGTGAATTATACCCTAATGATACTGTATTAGAATAATCACCTCCAGCACCTGCACTATAACCAACAGATACATTTTTAGAACCTGTTATAATAGCTCTATTACTATTACTTCCTATAGCTGTATTTCTTTCACCTGTAGTAAGTAATTCAGATGAAGCAGTCCCAATACCTACATTAAAATTACCTTCAACATATCTACCTGCATAAGAACCAACAAAAGTAGAGTATGAAGCGTTTTTACCGTCTTGCATTGTTTGAGTACCTAAAGCAGTGTTACGTACTCCAAATGTAGCAGTATCAGGTGTATTAAGGTTCTTGTCGTCTTTAAAGAAATGCATTGAACCATAACCTACAGCTGTATTATTTGTAGCATGAAGGGTTTGTTGTAATGTATTACAACCTAAAGAAACATTATCTGAACCTGTGATATTATTGGTTAATGCATACATTCCATTAGCTGTATTTCTGTGACCTACAACATTATCACGTAAAGAACGGTCACCAATAGAAGTATTACCATTACCTATCATTGTATGTGCTTGTGAATTATATCCTACAGCTACATTATTCAATGACTTCATACCATGAAGGAGGGCATTTCTACCAATACCAACATTATATTGATATTCAGTATCATTTTTGGGATATAATGAAGGATCAGGTGTATCTTCAGTGCCTAAATATTTCCAAATATCAGGGTATTTAGGTACAAAATAACTATTAACAAAATTTTCATTACCTTTTTTCAACCAAAAATCATGAAGTGTTTTAATAGCGTCAGTTGTGCCACCCCATTTAAGTGAATTATCGCCTATAGCTGTATTACGTTGACCGTATGTACCTTGCCCTATAGAATCAGCCCCTATACCAACATTAGAATAACCATTAACAATATTTGATAAAGCACCTTTACCAATACCTGTTAATCGTCTTCCTTCAACATTTTCTTTTAACACAGAATATCCCAATGAAGTTAAAGCATATGTATTTTCATTTGCTTTAAGCGCTGAATTTTGACCTAAAATAAAATTTTGGTATCTTTCATCTTGTGTTTTATTCATATTTACTCTTACTTTTTGAGGTACAGTAATAGATAAAGGAATTAATTCTCCATTATAATTAATAACACCCCAACCAAAGAATAATCCTTTAGGAAGTATAGAAGTAATATAAGTTCCTTTAGGTACATAATACATTTGGTCTGATTTGAAAGAACCAAATAAACAAGAATTATCAGTATTGTTATCACCTTTAGCACCTAATGTAACAATATTTAAATAATATCTATCTTTATACTTATCAACTAAATCGTTAATAAAATCTTCCATAATATCCATATTATCATTTATTTCGCCTAAATAATCATAATATGATAATCCATTTGTTTGATAATCAGCCCTTGAAGAATGTTTAATAGTAGGATAATCTTTTTTATCTTCTTTGTTTAAATGTAAATATTCACTCATTTTTTATTTTTCCTTTTTCTAATAAAATTTACTAAATACTAATTTTTTCATTTGTCTAAAAGTTTTTTCATATATTGCTATTGTTTTTTCAACGTCATTAACATTATATGTTTTTGTATTATTTGAAGTTGAAGCTTTTTCAGTTCCTAATGTATTATTACCTGAAGCAGCATCAACTGTATCAAAATTGTAATCCCTAACATTAAAATTAAAAGCATCTTGTGGGTTGGTTTGAGCTACAGCTCTACCGTTATTTTCAGTTTCTTTATTTCCTGTTGTAATTGAAGAAGAACCCCCTGAAAAAATAGTTTCATAATTTTTCCAAAGTAATTCCAACCCTTGACGGTGCATTTCTAAATAACCAACCAATAATATATTCATATGTTCAATTGTTTGGTTTTTTAATTTATTATTTAAATATCTATTAATGAATGTTTTTTTAAACCAAATATCCATTTCAGGATTATTAAAAGTAAAACCATAAAATATTGAATTATTAACTATTTTTTGTACATCTTCATCATATTTCATTATTTTATAAATGAATTGATAATTTTTGTCTTTTAATGTTAAATATCCATTATTAACTTTAGGGTTTTTACCGCTTCTGTATAATTCAGCTGAAATTAAACTGAATAAATTAATAGTGTATTTATCAGACATATGTACCCCCATTTTCAGTTACAGCTTTAATATTTTCAGCATTATTAACAGTATTGAATTTAACAAGAATACCGTACCATTGTGGAAAACGTTGACCTAACCAATTGAGAGGTTCTTGAGCTGATTGAAGATAAATATTTCTATATAAATTAGAAATACCGTCACCTGCTGTAGCTTCAAGTTCAGTAATACCTGACTCTTTTGTACTACCTATAGTAGATACCCCTAATTTACTATACAATTGATTTTCAACATCTTTATATGTTGCTGATACTTCTTTTAAGACTTCATAAGTTTTAATACCTTCTAAGTCAATAACGTTATCAACATCAAAATCAATATCACTAGTGATATAAGGCTGTCCATTAGACAACATATTTATAAGTTCATTGAAATCATCATCATCAATCTGATCGGCACGCAAAATTTTAGAAATTCTTGCCTGAAGGATTATAGAAAATCTTGTCTTTTCAATTTCTGACAAGGTTCTAGTGTAGTGTTTAATCATAGCTAAATCACTGGTATTAGACACAGATTTATCCCTAATTACAACAAATTCACCAGTTTGGCATTCATCATCAGGTATAATTTCCTGTACGAACATAAAATTTTCAGGGCGATATTCAACAGGAAGAAGCCAATAAATATCTTTACCTGTAAGCCTAAATGTTTCAATCATTAATTCAGGGTTAGTATTTGTCATTGGTGTACGTGTCCAACCGTAAACTACTAATTTACCAAAACGTGAACGACCAATAGCAACATCATAACCTGCTTTTAGGAGTTTATTTAGTTTTGTTTGATGAAGGGTTACAGGTGCATTTTCGTACTGTAGGATATAAGGTAATGCTTCAAGGAAACGATTTGTAACAAGGTTATAATGGTCACGTGTGTGTCCAATCACCAGTTCAGCCAATCGTTCTTTTTTTTCGCTTTTTATTTTTAGGTTGTTCATGAAGGAGTATCGAGAGTCTGACAAGACATTATCAATATTCATGAAATAATCAATGTTTGTATTTTCCATAAAAGAAAGCCGACAGGCTCAATAAATAATAGAAGTAGAAGAAGGAGGGGCAACTAATTCTATTATCAATTGAGCCAATCGGCTCTTTCTCCTTTCTAGCGATTAGGCAGGGTTTTTAAGATAAATGTAAGCACCGTCTTTAAATGGTGACAAGGCTTTGAATGTGTAGAAGTGTAAAGCGTGGGTAGTTTCATCACGTAGATTGTTGTAAAATGGGATTTTAATCATATCTTGTGTTGAACGTTTGTAACGAATTTTTTGTTCGTCCATGATATAGACAACATTTTCATTTGTAACTGCTTTACCTGCTTTATCTTTAGGTGTGATAAGTTCAAATTTACCTTCAAATTCAGTAAGTTTTGAAAGGTCAAATGTAAATGCTGAATTAGCAGGGATAACTTTACCATTTCCAAAACCTTCAAATCCCATAGCTGAGAATGTAGCAATGGTATTAGCTTCAGTAATTGTTACTTCAGCTGTTGTTTTGTAAGTCCATGAAAGTGTACGCCAACCAAGGAAACGTGAAGTAACATCAAGCCCTGCCAATTGGAAAGTATTAGCCACTTTAGTGTTAAGGAGTTGTGTTACAATCTTGTTTGTTGACAAGATAATCAAATCTTCAAGGTTAGAAGAAGTAGAATAACGTGCTAAAGCACCGCCTGAAGCTTCTGAAGCTTCATTATAAATATGGTCAGGACGTTGGAAGTTTTGCATTGTTTCAAGAACTGTATCATAAAGTTCGTCCAATGAATCAACTTCAATTTTAGTACCGTAGTTATTGTAGTAATCAATAACCATAGCAAGAATTTGTCGTTCTTCATCAAGGTTAATACCTGAAATAGCGTTAATGAATGCACCACCTGCCATTTTAGTAGCGTCACCTAATGTTAGGTAGTTAAGTCGCATATCATTGTTATTGAGGGTGAAACGTTTAACACGAAAAGCCCCTTCTTGATACAATTTAGTGATAAGTTTAGGATAATTGACACGGAGAAGGGCTTGCACATCTTCTGTAAGGTCTAGACCTTGTGGAAGTGAGTCAGCAATAACGACTTCTTCAGTGATTTGACCAATCATACCTTCTTCCATTTCAACAGCAATAATATCAAATGAGTTACCGAGTGCAACCTGTTCAAAGTCTGTTGAATTGATTTTAGGAAAGAGTGTTTTGTTAATGAATGTTTCAAATGGTGTTCCTGTATTATCCCAGTTAGTACCAGTAATCCATGTAGGAGCTGATACGTTAGTAGTAGAACCGTCAGGGAATTTTGCAGGCTCACCGTCGATTGATTTAACAAATTCGATAGCTTCAGAAAATTCTTTTTGAGTTGAATTTAGAGAGAGTTTAGGAAGTTTGTCTTTTACTTCTTTAGGTAAGTCATTACCTTTGATATATGTTTGGATTGCTGTATTGGCTTCATCAATCATTGTGTTAACTTGTTTAGCCATAACAAGGTTAAGAGGAGTTTTAGTAGGCATGTATTAATAGATTCCTTTTTCTAGCCCATATAAGGCGCTGTGAGAGTTGTTATAGTAGTTGTAGTGTAGTTGTAGGTTAACCTCGTGGGTTGTGGATAGCACGTGTATATGAGTCACCTGCTGACGGTTGAATTGACATTGTAGATTTATACTGTTTAGACATATCTAAACGTGACATACCTTGACCATTGTCAAAGCGTTGTGAGTCCGGAAAATGGCGGACAGGCATTTCTGTGATTTGTTGGTTAGTTGTTCCCATGTAATGAACCTGCTTTCTTTTGTTATTATAATGATAAGTATAAATTGTGATTGTGAAAAAGTCAAGCAAAAATGATTGAAATAATATAATTATAGTTGAAATAATATGAGATTGTAAATGAGTAATAAAGTTGTAATATTATGAGGAATGAAAGAGTTTACATTACAGTTGCTGTAATAAAAGTTGTGAGAGAATGCACAAGCCAGTGATACCAAGGTCAGACAGTTGTTACATGATTATATAATTGTAATATTAAGAATGGCTCAACCGTGCGTGTTTCCAGGTT